ATCATTGAGCAATACTGATTATAAAGTAAATAATAATTTGTGGGGGGGCTTGACAAGTCCCCTTTTTTTGTCTAGACTAGGTTTGTCTCGGTTAAAGATAAATAATAGCTCATTGAATTCTATAAGATGAGTTATGAGAATCCATGGAGATATAATGGCAAAATTTTTGACTCTGATGATATTGGGGACTACTTTGGGTTTGTTTATCTCATTACCAATAAGTCCAACCAACGAAAATACCTTGGGAGGAAGTATTTCTGGTCTTTTAGAAAACCTCCTGGAAAGAAAAGAAAAGTAAAACAAGAATCAGACTGGAAGAAGTATTATGGTTCTTGTCCTGAATTAAAAGAAGATATAAAAAAGTATGGCAAAGAGATCTTCAGTAGAGAAATACTGAGTCTTCATGAAACTAGAGGTCTTTGCAATTATGAAGAAACTAAACAGTTGTTCTTAAATAATGTCTTATCTGAGGCACTTGACAACGGGAGTCCTGCGTTCTATAATAGCAACATTCTCGGACGCTACATGCGTAAAGACTATGGTAACTTTGGAAGACACTCTGAAGACGACTCATGATTGGGCAGTTGACAGAATGCACACTCTATGCGAAATAGAGACCTATGACGTGTTAGAATCCGTAGAGAATGCTCATGCAATTAAATCAGAGTTTGCTGAATGGTTAAATCCTGATATTGAAGACCATGAGATTTATTCTTTAGAGTATATTGGAGAAAAGTAATTTTTCTATATACTTTGTGCCAAACAAGTGCGATTTGATTTGGATGTAGAATTCAATTGATTTAATGTTTAAAAAATTTATTGCTGCCCCAATTCTTGTCACTGCTTCAGCTGCTTGTGCTTATCCAAGTATCAGTGAAATCAAGAATCCTCCTGAAATTGATGTAACTGTTAATCAGGAGAAAGCAGTTTCAATCAAAGTTGTCAAAAAGTCTTGGAAACTTACTAAGGGAACTAAAGAAGAACACTATGTTCTTGCACAACTTCAAGAAAAGACCAAGATTTCTGATCGTAATGCCCTTGCTACAATCCTGGGTAACATCAAATCTGAATCTAATTTCATTCCCAACATTTGTGAAGGGGGTGCTCGTGTATCATATAAACAATGTACTCATGGTGGTTATGGATTGATTCAATGGACTTCCATAGGACGTTATAATAACCTTGGTAAGTTTGCCACTAAGTATGGTTATGATCCTTCTTCACTTGAGGGTCAGACAGCATACATGATCAATGAGTCTGTATTCCAACGCTACCTTCCAGAATTTGAAGGTCCTGGTAAGACAGTCGATCAATATATGGTTGCTGCTTACTACTGGTTGGGTTGGGGCATCAAAGGATATCGCCAACAGTATGCATACGATTACACTAAGAAACTTGTCTGGTCATGATCAAAAAAATAATCAAGAGTATCAAAAAGGTATTCATTCCCCGCAGTGAATTTCTCATTGAGGAGAAACCTAAGAAAGTTGAGAAACCTAAAGAAAACTATGTTGGTGTTCCTGCTCCCGTAAGCACTCCTACTGATTCTTGGTTTTCTGAACCAGTGAAAACCGAAAAAGTTATTGCCTACGAAAAGCATGTTGCTCAAAAGATTGAAGAGCAAAAGTTTATTGAGGCATCACAACCTAAGAAAGAACCAGAAGACATTCATCAACAGATGTATGCTCGTGCTTCTAAACACTGGGCAACCTGGCAAGAAAATGTCGGAGGTTCTGAAAACTTCCAGTCTGGTCCTGGTGGTTGGAACTCTGGCACTGGTATGGGGCAGTTTCAATGAATAATGGAATTGATCACAATCTGAGTATTGATAAAAATAATAAGTTTTTTAACCATTTTAATTTTTGCAATTGTAAATGGTGCCAACTTTATGGTCTTCCAGTTCTAAATGAAATTGAATTAAATGAGGGAAAACGATATTGGTTTGAAGTTCCTAAGAATGCATCAACATCAATAAAAAATTCTGGTATTAAAATTTTTAGATCATGTAAAAAAGATTCTTATCATCCAGGAAAACTTTATGATGAAATTGATAGTGATGTAGTTCCTCTTGTTGTTTATAATGATCCAGTAAAAAGATTTATATCTTTATGTAATGATTATTTTTCCGAAAAACATTACAATTTTCATTCTAATTTTGGCAAAAAACTATTTTTAGAATGGAAGTTGCTTAGTGATGAACAAAGTATAGAAATTTTTACTTCCATTCAAAAATTGGAGTTTATTTTTAAAAATTTTAAAAATATTACTTCTTCAGAAGAAGTGCATCATTTTTATCCACAAACTTTTTTTGTAGACCAATTAAAATTTAAGAATTTTGAATTAGTTTCAATCCAAAATGTTTGTGAAAGATTTGGTATTGATGGTAGAAACTGGTATAATAGCTCAAAGAAAAATATAAAACTTGATCACTTTACTGAAGACCAAATTAATCTATTAAAAGAAATTTATTCTGAAGACTACAAATTTATTGAAAAGTATACCTAAAATGACAAATAGTTCTATGGATAAAGATTGGCGTTATTCTGAAGAAAGAATGGAATTGCGGCAGAAATGTTATACACTCCTTCTTGGTAGATTTGGTTCTCAATCTGATGAAAATGGAGAACCAATTTATAGTATGCAAAGTATTTCTGAATGCTCTCATGACTGGGTATCACAAGGAAATGTAAACACTTCTGGATTGGTTAAATACTATCAAGCATATTATACAACATGAAAAGATTACTACTTGGTTTGATTGGTTCTTCTTTGTTTGCTATTCCAGCACTAGCAAATGAATCAAAGATCAAAAAAGGATTCTATACTATGGACTCTATGGGTTGCATGATTACACGAGAATGCACCAAAGATGTTCGACGAATCAAGAGTATCGACGATATTCGTAAAGAGTTTCCTAATTCTAATTTTGATCTTGTTGCTGACGAGTTTGACTCGATGTTGGTATCCCTTGATAAGATCGGAGTTATGGTTTTTCTAGGGCATGAAAAGTATTTTCCCCCTGGACATCGTGGAGTTTATCACACAGTATCAAATAACTTTTATCTGAATGATGCCTTTGTGCATCGTCCCCATGTCCTTATGACTGTGATGCGTCATGAAGGATGGCATTCTGCACAGGATTGTATGGCAGGAACTATCAAGAATAGTTTGATTGCTCTCATCTACCCAGAGGAAAAGGTTCCTCAAGTCTGGCGTGATATTGTAGAGAAGAGTTATCCTAAGTCTGCTGTTCCTTTTGAAGCAGAAGCAAAATGGGCAGGTATGACTCAAGGTATGACTGCTAAAGCACTTGATGCTTGTACCACTGGTAAGATGTGGGAGATTTATGAACCCACTCCTTTGACTGAAAAATGGCTGCGTGAAGAAGGATTTATTAATTAATGACTGTACCATTCTTTATTGAAGAACCTATCACTTGGAAAAAGATTGAGGTTCCACCTGATATTATTAGATACTGCGATTCTTTTACATTAGATGCAGATCGTGAGGATCTTCGATATATTGATTGTGTTTGGATGCATATGGGATATTATGGTGTCCCTAAGCACGTTATGAAAGCAGTTAGAGAAGAATGGGAACCACCTGTTAAAGCAATCTTTGAATAAATAATATCACCTGAAATTTTCAGGTAACCAGCCAAGAGAGATTCTGTGAAAACTTCTTGACTTATTATGTTGAATTTTTTGTTGGAAAGCATTTAAAAGGTATGACACATTTAACGAGAGATGTGTTAATCAAAACCATCATTGCCACTGAGATGCAAAACAACGATGGTGAAGATTACACAAAGCAGTTAAAAGAAACCAAACACAAGTGGGAACACGCCTCAAGCGAGGAACTTTGTAAAAAATATAATCAAATACAAAAAGCAAATATCACTGTTGAAATCTTAGCACCATAAATAGCAGTGCCTTATTTCACACATAATGCCAGAAGAAGTAAAGGAACCTCTAAAAGAGGAAGAAAAAAAGAAAGGTTTATTTGGTAAAATAAAAGCAGCTGCCGATGACCACGAAGGTCAGTTGGAAGCAATCAGCACTATGGTCAGACTTGGTATCCTCATCTGGTCTGGTGGTATTTTGACTCTTGCTTATATTAAACTTCCTGCTGCATTGGGTATTCCCGAACAGAAACTTGATCCTACTTTCATCGCATCGGTGTTTACTGGTGTTCTAGCAACATTTGGTGTTCAGACTGCTAAGAAGTCTGGCGACGGAACGATGAAGATGGGTAATGCTGGCGGTGTATCTAAGGCAGATTTGGAGAAACTGATTGCTGCTGCTGCCGCAACTGCTCCTGCTCAAACGATTCGTATTGAACAGGCACCTCTTCAAATCTCAACTGCTGCTCCTAAGAAGGACGGCGAACCTCCTGTAATGCCTACAATTTAATGCCATGATGCTACTCACTTTGTTTATTGTTGGTCATATGGAAATCGGTAATGGAATTTGCCGTACCGAAATGATGATTTATGATGAACCAGTTGCTATGGAATATCCTTGCGAATATTATTCTGAACTGAAAGATTTGGATATTAAACTACAAGGTCAGTAAAATGGCAACTAACAACACTCCACCAAAATCTCCATTCAAGTGGGTAGTTCTCACTGTGGGGACTTTAGTTGGTGTTGCCCATATTGGTGTGTTGGGACACGTTCTTAATGCAACAAAAATACCTGTAATTAATTTTCCACAGGGAGATTATTCATCTTATAAAGTTGAAGCAACTAGGGATGGATATAGAATTGAATATAGAGCAAATGACCCTAGAGTTTTACAGTCAGAAAAATCCTTACAATTAGATAAGGATAAGCGTGGATGGTTTGGACCTACCACTGAGAAGCGTAGGGAGTATCGCATTGACGAATACACTATGGACGGCACGAGGAACATAGGAGGTGCCGTTGACGGCGAGGGAAAGTCTGCAAGAGACATAGAGTGCATCGTGGCGGACGCTGGAGCACGGAGTCAAGGTGCAATGGCAGGTAGTGCGATTGCTGCTGGCGTTGCTGTTCCTGCTATGATGAATATACCTTATATTGGATGGTTGGCATCTGGTTGGGCACTATTGCTTGGACAGAAAATGGGTTCGGAAGCAGGGTCACAAGTTGGCAAAGTATTTAATGACTGCTAATGGAACATAAATTTAAGTATTATTGGGGTGGAGAAGAAAATTGGTATACAAAGAGTAAGAGATGGGCAAACGAACAAAAGTTTCCCATCAATCATCTTGCTCTAGGTTTCATAGAGTGGTTATGGACTATGTGGGTTCAAGGTAAAGTCGATATGGAAATGACTGATGTGGATAGACAAGTGAATGAGATTATAAAAACTTGGGATGAAGAAGAGAAACAGGAACCAGTAACAGAAATCAAAAAGTCTGATATAGAAGGTCTTGATGATATTCGTATCATTTCTCCATGGGCAGATGGTAATGATTGGAATGATACTTCTATAAATCATAAAAAGTGGAGATGAATATTGATGCTTACAATTCTAAATTATGTTGCTGCTTTTTGGTCTAC